GTATGAGTATTGATGCACGAATAGCAGCGGTGACAGTAATTGCCCCAGAGCATTGCGAGACCTGCAACGGTGGCGGTAAAGACCCGGAGTCAAACTGGGACGACTGCCCCAGTTGCCACGGAGCGACGAAAGACAAGCCGAAGGTGCGGTTGAAACTGGAACCCCGTGAGCGTGGCGGCGTGGCTGGGCAATCGGTGTTGACAATAGTGAACCCTCCGACAGTTGATCCGGCTGCGTTGGCCGGAATGATCGATACGGAAATATGGGGCGGAAGTGGCGACATCATGGTTGGTGATCGCAAATGGGCAAGGCGAATCGGCTACACACAAATCGAGCTGGTTTAGTCCTGCTAACGACAGGCATCACCGGTGCCGACGAAAGACGAGGTATAGAGATGATTGAAGGAAAAAACGAACCGGGTCAATCGGCTCCGGTGCATGCCATTGTTAGCCAGCGGTTTATTGAGTGTCCGTTTCCGGATGAGTCGCGAGTGGTGTTGCTGGCGAATGGAGCAACACCGCTAAAGGCCATCATGTGGCGACGAATTGATGATGTGGCATATGGTCTATTCTCTGCAGATCCGAGCGGAAAACACGGTGAAACCGAGAAGCATCTAAGCGTGAGCGCGTCAACGCGATTGATTGGCAGGCGGATGCCGACAATGGAAGAGGTCGAGGAAGCTGCAAAAGCCGTTGGACTCGATATTCAAAGATGTTCTTTTCACAGTCACAAACAGGCAATTCATCTGTTCTGCCCGTCTGGCTAACGCTGCACTTCCACCGGGTGGCAGACGGTGGAGTTTCCATTCTTTTCGGCGGGGTCTGCCACTCCGGTGCAAGTGCTTGTTATGTTGCTTGATCCCAGACAGCGTTTAATTTTCATGGAATGGTGTAAGACGCAGGCAGGCAGTTGCCAGGCAATTGCGGACCAGATAGACAAGTCGATGGCCCACGGAATGGCAGACCAGTTGTCAAAACGAGAACGCCAGAAGGCAGCGGCGTTTTCTATTGTGGCAACGGAGCTGGCCGCGATTCGAGAAGAGTTTTCAGTTAAGTCGGAAGATATTGGCGACGTTCAGTCAACATAACGCTGCGTTCAGCAGGTGCGAACGAAAAGGATGTGATCATGAAATCAAGGCCCGTTGAGCACTCTGCTGCAACGCATTGTTATTTGCTGTCGCATCGAGATGCCCTAATTGCGTTTGACGCAATTGCCGTTGCTGAAGTGCGGAAGCGTTGCGACTGCGAGCACGACACCGGGTACAAGTGTCTGCGGTGTAAGCGATTGATTGCAAGTGGCGTGGATGTCTTCGACTGGGATTCCGAACTTGCTTACAGATACGCTCGTATTCTTGAAAAGCGTAACAGGGTCAAATAACGCTAATGATAATCGAGCCGCCGCCGATACGGCTCGACATCACGAACGACCTTATCGGCGGCTTCGATTCATCATTTTGTTAGGTGGCGATCATGCTTGGAGAAGACAAGAAAACGGGACGCGGTTTCGCGTTGGTTGAGTTCACAGACGCATACGGTTACGAGTGCTCGTTACAGCAAAGTTCAGCGATCGGCGACGATGACGACGCAATGGACAACCCAGGATCATCGTTCGTGTGGTTGGGTGTCGATGATGGCAAGCCGCAAGTGATGAAGAGTCAGGCCAAGGCGTTAGGATTGACGTTGCCACCTGGAGAGGTCAGTGGTTGGATGCCCTACCCGATTCCCGAAGAGGTTCAGATTTCTACGCGGATGCACCTGAACCGCGAGCAGGTTACGGGTTTGGTCGAGAGACTACAGCGGTGGTTAGAAACGGGCTCGTTTGACGTGCAAGTTTCGTCCACCTAACGCTCCGCATCACGGGGCCGGAGGAATAAAACTATGACAGAAGAACACGCGAAATCGACGGCTCCCGTGCATGCGGTTGTTGTGCTGCTCCTCTGAAATACTTTCTAAAATCTTTTCTGATTGTGTGATTGTGTCTAGACACAATGGTCGAAGTATGTAATACTTCCATCAGCCGAACGCAACGCAAAACACCAGCACGGAAAAGAACGATGAGCAAACTGACTGTGAACGGAAAGACCTACTGCGACACAAACCTAATTGAGTCAGCTTCTGGTTCTGTGAAGGTTCCAAACGGATCACTGGTAAATGTTACGCTTGACTTGCACACTGTGCTCAACGCATCTGGTGATGTGTCAAAGTGGGTGTTTATCGCATCAATGGCTGGCCAGTCGCGAGCGATGGAATTCACGACTGAATCACAGGCTCGCGAAGTGCTGAACACACAGAAGAAGTTTTTCGTTTAAGCAATAATGGCTGGAGAAGTAGTAATGGTTTCGGTAGTAAATCCTGTTGCAGAACTGAACGTGCAAGAATGTCCAAATGGATCATGGATAATAGACGGTCACGGGCCGTGGTGTATTTTCACAGCCCGCTCATTTCGCGAAATGCTGATTGAGACACAGAGACGCGGGCAGTTGTTTTTCAATGACATGAAAGTCATTCGGTTTGAGGGTGATCTTTTTCCCGTCGTGGACGGTGAATCGCAGCCCTTCGTCGCACTAGCTATTCCGGGTGCTGGTTGGTCGTTCTGGGGTGGAATATGAAAAGCAGTAGCGCAGGCCGTCCAGCCCCACAGGGGAGAAAAATCCCGATCGGCATTCGAGTGACGCCCGACGTGCTGGAGTTCTGCAAACAACATCCACAAGGCTTTGTCGTGTTGGAAGAAAAGCTCCGCAAGTCAAAAGAGTTTCGCGATTGGCTGGCAGGACGCCAGCCACGTTCGGAGTGACAGGCAGGCAGGATGCCGTGTTCTGTCAGCACAACGCTCAAAATCACCGGGTTGCCGCTGGTGACTTTCTATTTCAAAGCAGGCCGGACGGCAACTCCGGTGGATTTTGTTGTTAGCAGGCTTTTATGAAACCACCGCAAAAGGACATTGGCAGACTGCTGTTTTCTCTTCACTGCCTGACAAGCACGAAACCAAAGGCAAGACTGGTGGCAAACTGCTTTGACGCCGCCATCCGGATCTCAATGGATGCGAAGGAATACGAAGTTGCTGCTGCAATGCGAGACCTTCGAGAACAGTTGGTTGATGTGCCTCACGGAAAACAATCGCAGCCGTTGGAAGTGGCAGGCGACACATACACAGCCAACTGCGGGGAACTACGGCTCGTATCAGTGCTGACGGAAGTCGTGGCCGGATGGATGAATGACGAGTACAAACAGAAGTATCGCGAAGCGATTACAAACGCCGTGCGACGAATGGCAGCGGACTTCGTGACGTTGCTGCCGGACGCGGATGAATGTCAGGGCTGTGCTGGTCGCGGAGCTGGATACTGTCCGACGTGCAAGAAGTCGCGATACGGGACATGTGGAGATTGTGGCAAGGATCTGAGTGACGAGGAGCGGGGTCAGTTTCGCTGTGAATTGTGCTCGCAGTATCCGAGCCCAGAAGCTCAGTCCTGCTAACGACCGGCGATAACCGGGTTTGCGTAGTAAAGAAAACGGCCAGGAATTTTACGGAGACGTCGCATGAGTAAAGAGATTGTTACCACGGAAGACCAGCAAACTCCGTGTTCATCGCCTTGTTCTACTTCCGCTGTTCCTCGCGAAGTGATCGAGAACCAACTGCTTGTCGCTTTGGACGACAAAAGCAAGGTGGCGATTCTGGCGGACGAGGAACTGCTGACGTTTCTAATTACAGCCGCGCAAGATTGTGAAGTGTGGGATGAACATCGTGAGTACAAGAAACAGGTGATTGCCGATTTCAGGCAATTGCGATTGGCTGCGTTCGGTAAGTAGAACGCTCAAATTAACCGGGCGGCGAGTGTTCGCCAGGATTCAACGCGCGACGTTGCCGCCGCTCCGGTTGAATTTGTTGTTATGCGGCTTTGAGGTGTACGATGGATTTCAATCGTGAGTGGACACAGTTCGCGTTAGATGCTGAGGTTGATCATTACGGAACATCGAGAATTGCGAAAGCCCACAACGCATTGCGATCAGAGGTGGCAAGCCTTGAGGCTCGAATTGAGGAACTGGAACGCGAGGTGGAGCATCGCGGACAGGTTGCATGGAATCGATTGTCTGAGGCGGAAAAAGATGCGGCTATCCGAATGGGATAGTCAGCATAACGCCCCACATCACCGGGCCGCCGCCAATCGGCCTGACCTCAAAGAAAGACGCGGACGGCGGCTCCGCGTGCATGTGGTTGTTATGCCTGGATCAATTACAGTGTCGTTGACAGATCGTGAGTGCGAGGTTCTGGCGGAACTGTCGCAGGAGTTGGATTTGCCGCAAGATCGCGTGCTGATTCAGGCGTTGCGGCATTATCAGTCGTCGCTTCACCCGGTTGAGCAACAGCCGATGATGGCGGATTGCCCACACGCGGCTCCGCATCGGTACTGTAATGGATGCAAGGTGTCTCCATGTCCGATTGGGCTGGGTTGAGGCATAAGGCATAACGCTTGGCATAAGCCGGGCGACGATTGACGTGGTATAGGATTGATTTTCACGCATGACGAGCGAGGTTGTCGCCTCGGCTTCATGCCATTGTTAGTTTGCTTTTTGGGAGAATCGTAGAATGCCAAACAGACCACAAGATCCGCCAGAAGGATCGTATTCGCTGCACATGGCTATGGGAGTGAATAGACCGACGAGCCCGCCACCTCCGCGTAAGAAGGAACCGATGACAGATTATGAGGCCATGCGACACAACTGGATGAAAGCCGTTGAGCAAAATACGAAAGTGCGAAAGCACTGCGAGGCGTTAAAGGAAGAAGTTCGGCGGCTGACGATTGCAATCGGGAAACATGAGTGTGCAAATTGTGGGGCAGAGCGATCAGAAAGCCGCGTGATTCACGAAGTGTCGAGCGATCCAGTGTGCAGTGAGTGCGGGGAATGCTGGCTTTGAGTTGTCAAACTAACGACAGCGATAACCGGGCGGCGTGAGTTCGCTGTCCACACTGATGAACGTGGCTACGCCGCTCCGCGTTCATCGCTTTGTTATGCGGCCTTGAGGTGTGGCAATGGATTTTAATCGTGAGTGGACTCAGTTTGCACTGGATGCCGAGGTTGATCATTACGGGACAGCGAGAATAGCAAAAGCCCACAACGCATTGCGATCCGAGGTGGTGAGTCTTGAGGCTCGCATTCAAGAATTGGAGCGTGAGGTAGAGCATCAGGGACAGGTTGCGTGGAATCGGTTGTCAGAGGCAGAAAAGGACGCGGCAATTCGAATGGGGTAGTCCGCATAACGCTAACGCTAAACCGGGCGGCGGAAAGCGTGCCATTATCTGAGACCGCTTTCCGCCTCGGTTTCAGCGTTTTGTTCTTTGGGCGTGAGGTTAAGTATGACTCAGGATCACATTCGCAGGACTGCGAAATCACTGAAGGATCAAGTGTGGAAAGAACGCCGCGTTGTGTGGAGTTGGCAGCGGTGGAGAATTTGGACTCGCGATGAGATTGAGCAATTAGCCGAGATGGCTGGAGTGTGCTTTGCGAGTGATGGAGAAGGTACAGATTTACGGTTTTTTGAGTGGGCGTGAGTGGCTCCAAAGAACGCTCACCATCACCGGGCAGCGGACGGTGATGTTTCCATTTCAAAAGACGTGGCCCGCTGCTCCGCGTGCATGGTGTTGTTATGTCGATCGTTGAATCATTGCTGCGTGAACTTGAGGAAAAGACCTGCGACTTGCGATGCAGGAACGTACCAACTGGCGGAGACGATTACGACGTCCAGTGGTTTGTGGTTGAACATCACATGGCTGAGCCGAAAGAGCGTGAGCGTGGAGTGGGCCGCGATCCAGTTGAGGCGATGCTGACAGCGTTCCATAATTTAACGAACGACGATTTGATTGAGACGATGCCGGATCGGTGATTCGACATAACTATATGTTATCCAAAACTCACTTTTGAATAACATTCTAAACTCCCCACAAAACACAGCGAGCCGGTCAGATTGGCTCTGCCGGCTCTCCCGTTTGCTGTGCGTTGCTGGCCTGCTCCAGCGGCAACTATGACGTGATCGGTTCGTGATTACGCTCGCGTCAGCGTAATTGTGGGCGGGAATTCCGAATATGGGTCCGGGAGGAGTTCCGACCGTTCATTCATTCTTCCACGCAGCACAAACGTGCTGACCCCTCTGGGAGCACTCCATACACCCCGGGCAAGCGTCCCACCTATCCCCGCATAATCTGACGAGTCACCCGGCACATATATCGCCCATTTTCCAGGGGTGCCTCCCGCCGCCCACCGTATTGCTATCTCGGGGACTTCACTTCCATACTGCAAGCGAATTCTGTCGCCAGAAATTTCCCCTGTTAATACTCCACTGGTATCTACCCACGTCCACCCAGATTCGTTGGGGGCGTGAATGGTCGTTAGTCCTCCGAGCGTTACGGAGTATCCTGACTCTAATTCGAATATCCACGCAGCATTTTTTACAGACTTGCGATAGCGTGTATAACAGGTAATGGATGCGTGATATCGCAACGCAAACGTCGGCGCAGTTGGTGGCGTGCCGGTTACAAGTAGCGTACAGCTCTGATCAGACGCAAGCCTGAATAAATATGGCACCTGAACTTCTTCAACATACGCAAACGCAAAGTTTCTGCAATAATCATCAAACGATGCGTATCCAAAATCGATGCAACGTACAAGCATGGCATTATTAATATATCGTGTGTTGAAGTCTCGTTCGTACCACACATCAATAAGAACTGTAGATTCTTCCGTCACCGGCACCTTTTCTGTAAACGTATGCCCGATCAGAGATGCAGCTCGGTGCGTGATATCTTTTGCTTCATCAATTCTGTCGTACCAGTCAACTATGCCCGTAACGTCCTCGTCGTCAATCCATATTCGGTAGCCAGTCACCACGCATGCAGATTCTGCGACTATATCCGGCGGGCCAATGTGGAAGGAATCCCATAGGAACATTGATCCAAATAAATACGGTCGGAACTCCACTGCGGACACTTTGCAGTCCGACAACCAATGGCTGGTTAGTGGTATTAGTGTATCGCGTGCCCCAATATCCAATAAGTATGGGGCTGATGTAGATGTTGTGCGAACTGCACCAATTTCAAAAAACAGATTTCGTGTTGTTGGTGCAGTCAGTGTATACCGCATTGGAACCATGGATGTCGTTGTGCCATAGGCCGCTGCTGGCATTGTGAACGTGGTTGTTCCTGATGGAGATGCTGTAACAGCATTCCATTCAGTTGTGTCAACTGTTCTCTCGCCTCCAGCAATGGGACCGACCACTCTCATGTATCTATTAAACACATGAGGGTCACCACAATTGCAGCACACGCGGAAACCCATGAGTTACCTATCCTCCATCGGCTCACAGTCGCCCAGGAATATCCAATGACCGTCAATCCAGCGAGCAAACCCAAATGTATCCAGCTCGTAATCCTGAGCCTCTGAGTGGTTCCACACTGTCAGTTGCTCGGTTGTTTCCGTGTACTCTTCGTCCGCTGGTGACCAGATGCATCGTGTGGCGAGGCAGTGGGTGGCACCTGTCAGGGCGTGCGTTGCTACGCCGAGGGCGGCGTCGAGGATGACGGCGACGTCTGGTTGTGCTCCGAGCGGGCGATGATTATCGCCACTGCGGCCAATATCTGGCACCCCACGTCTGCGGAGATAGTCCTGCCACAACGCAGTTGCCTGCTCGAAAGTAAAAACCGTGACGTCTGTCATCAGCCTTTGATGTCCAGTGCGAAGTCAATGTTTGCGATCGTGGGAGTTACGGCCGTCCCGGTTGCTGCGTCGTTGCATGCGATGGCAATTCGGATGTCGAGAACATCGCCCTTTGCCATCGCGGTTGGCGTGATCGTGAATGACTTGTCAGCGAACGTCAGCGAGTTGATTGACTGTGCAGCATCGGCACACAGATCAGCACTAATGCCGCCCACCTTGTCGTGACGATAGCACTCGACATCAACGGTGCAGGACGTGTCGGCGATTGTAGTTTTCATGCCTGATGACAGAATCAGCGTTACGGTCTCTGCATCGTCGTAGCACTCGGGGATGTCGTAGGTAAATCGAGCATAGCGGGTCGTGGCACCGGCTGCCTTTAGGTCTCCCGCCTGCACCATTGGATGTGCGGTGCCGAATGTCCCGCCGATCAATGCGAGGTCGTCGGACGCTGCCGTTCCGGGCAGGTTTGTGTGAAATGCGTCCCAGACCCGCAGGTCCGTCAGTTTGACAGGGAATCGCACATTTGCATCCTGCACCAGAATGGTGTCGCGAGTCTGTGCGCTGACCGAATCGCTGGGAATAGTCAGCGTGCCCCTGATTGATGCGTTACCTGATACCGTAAGCAGTTCTGTTGACAGTGGCATTTTGAGCCCTTTTTAAACTAAGCCAAGTGCCGCGTATGGAAGCGACCCATAAATTTGTGTGTAGTAAAAAACTGCGTTGTCTGGATTCGTTTCCTCAGTGCCATTTGATTTTAGCAGCACTGGCTTCGCAGCGTCTAAGCCCGCCGCATCACGGGCGCGGCGAACCGTCGACCCATACTTCACATAAAAACCTTCGTGCCGCCACCGCTTGTGCCATGCCTGGGCGTCTGAGGCACCAGCCAGCCCGCGACGAAACTGGATGCGAGCAGTCACATCCCACCCCTCATTTGGTGCGTAATACGAGAATTGATTCTTTGCACTGAACCCGATCAACCTCGCAGTGCCAGCTGGCCAGCCGAGAAACGTGTCTGAGTTCGTTGCGTGTCTGTATGCCGCAATTGCTGCCAGATTGATTGTCGCGAAACGGCGGCGAATAACGCACATTTGATCCGCCAGTTCCATCGTCAGCCCGGTCACGATTTCGTTATTAACCGTGACGATAGCCCGCCCATTGTAGTCTCTGTCAATCGGTTCTGTAGATGTCGTGTCGGTCCATTCCACATCGACCGATTCATTCTCCGGGTTTGTCGACGAAACGCCCTCGTACCCGACTGTCACCACCCACAGCGTCGGCCCCATTGGCGTTGCATTAAATGTCTTGGCGTATGAATAAGCCCCGCTCGGGTGTTGCTCGCCATGTGCCGGAATTCCAGGAACACCAACTATTGCGTCGGCTGCGTTGTCGCCAAGCTCACACAGCACCTGCCATGCTTCGGTAAATGCGTACTTCGCTGCATTAATATCAAAATTCTCAGACGAGAATGTCCCGCCTGATTTTGACCACATTTTTGTGACGTTGATATAACTCATGCGATCGTCTTCAGTTGCTGAGTTTTCGCGGTGTTCTCTGCGATGCGTCGTTGCTCTGCCAGCTGTGCCGCATTGACTTCCTTCGTTTGCGCCATGACATCACGCACAGCCGTCAGGAGTTCATTCGTTTTTTCTGCCGGTGAATTGCCCTCTCCTCGGGTCAGCAACCGTGACTCACTCGCCTGCAGCTTCGGTGTGTCCTTTGTGATGTCCGGCTTGTTATTTCCTTCGAGTGCGGCCTCTGCTGCAGCAAGTCGCTTAGCGGTCTCCTCGTCTACTCCCTGATTCATCAGCGACTGAATTCGTGCGGCCTCTTTGCCCTGCTCGTTTTCCAGTTTGCGAAGTGCCAGCCGTTCCTCTTCTGCCTTTACCAAATCTCTGACTCGCTGCTTTTCTTTTTCAGCATCCTGCTGTGCCTGATCAGTCGACTTGTCCTTACCCTCTCGGGTTTGCGTTTCCGCCTCAGCGGCTGCCAGTCGCTTCGCAGTGTTTTCGTCGACGCCCTGGTTCATCAGCTCCTGCGCCTTGACTGCCTCCTGCACTCGGATTGCAACTGCCGCAGCGGCCTCCGCCGCTGCGGTCTGTTTCGCGGTGGCCTCGTCGATCCCGGAATTCATTAACTCCTGTGCTCGCACCATCTCCGCCGTCACCGCTGCCTGCTTTGCCGTGGCTGATTCCATGCCGGCATTCATGGCAGACTGTGCCTGTGCCATCTCCGCCGCTGCTGCCGCGGATGACTGCCTCAACTGCTGCTGCTGGTCCAGCTCAAATCGCTTCATGGCGATTCTTTGCTCCTCCGCTTTCACCAGATCTCCGACGCGATCTATTTCACGCTGAGCGTCCGCAGCCGCCTGTTCCGCAGCTTTTACCCGATCCTCTTCAACTCGCTTCTGAGCCTCTTCCAACTCTTCCTGCGCCTCACGTTTTGCGTTGATAGCGTCCCGTTCCAGCAGCAATCTCTCCGCTTCTCCGCGATCTTCGATTGTCGTATTGCGGGCTGCGTCGAGCTTGATTTGCTCCTCTTTGGTCGCAGCGAGATATTCAATTTCTTCTCGCAGCGAGGCGATGTAAGCCTCAGACTTATCCTTGGCCTCGTTGGCTTTCTCGATTTCTTCGATCTGCCTCGCTCGCTCTGACGTGATCTTCTGCAGTTCGTCGCGTTCTTCCCGCAGTGCTTCCAGCCTGGCCTTGTCGTTCTCCAGCTGCTCCTGTGCCTGCTTCGCGTACTCTTTTCTGTTGCCCGTGATTTGCCAGGAATCAGCCCACTCGTCGACGGCTTTTTGTGATGCAGACACGTTGCCGGTTACGCCCTGAATGTCCTTTTCCAGTTGCGATAACAGGGCTTTATATGCAGCCTGTTTTTCAGCAGGATCGCGAATCAGCTCGATATCCTGCCTCATGTTTGCCGCAAGATTGTCTCGCGTTTTTGACAGCCTGGTTTCGAGTTCCTTTGACGCTTCGGTGGCTCTGGCCATTTCGCGGGTGAATTTTTTCGTCTCGAAAATGATATCTCCGAGAAACTTGCCCACGGCTGCACCACCTGCTGCAGCAAGACTTACCAGCCCAAGCTTAAAAGCAAAGGCACCAGCACCGCCCGCCTTCGACACCTCGCTGAACTGGGATACTTTTTCGGTAGCCCCAGCCAATTGAGACGCCAGGCCAGCAATCTCGGAATTACCCGTCAGCGATGCCAGCGTTCCGATGAACTCCGTGGTCGTCTTGGCTTTGCCACCAACGTCTTTGAATGCGTTTCCGGTGTTCGCGAGCTTCTCTGAAATCTTCGCAGACGCTGCAGCAAACTGGTCTGCGTTCAGTGCTCCGCTTTTGTGCAGATCGTTCAGCTCGGCCAACTGCTTTGCGTAGCGGTCGGCCGGCTCCTCCAGTGAGCCCATAATCTGATTGACACGCTTCTGCGCCGCCTCCATGCTGGCGGCAGCATCGCCGAATTCTTTCGACGCCTGGTCGTCGGCCTTAATAAGAATTTCGACTGCTTCGCTCATTCTTCACTTTTCTCTCTTCGTTCTCGAAGAACTGAACCGCATTCACGAAGCTCACAGACTGGTCTAATGCGCCACCGCTAACGGGTGGCAAACCTTTTCCGAACAGGTCAATCAGATCAATGGTTGTGACGACTGAAGAACAAAACGCATTTGGGCAGCCGTCCAACTCAAAAGCACCATCCTTACACTCACAGCACCCTGTGCCGTTGCATGCAGGACACTCAATTTCCAGCCTCGCTTCCGGTGTGCTCAGGCTTCTGCACTGGCCCCTTGAACAACTCTGACACAACATGCCTCCCCGGATCAGGGCTGCGACTCTAAACTTTTTTTTTCGCTTGTCGTGATGTGTTGGTTGTACATCACCTTCCGCAGCAACTCTCTGGCCTCTGTGTAGGTCAGCACATCCCGCAGAGCGTCACTCGAAAACTCAATCCCGCTCATGTTCGACCAGCCGACAACAACGCCACCGAGGACGTCGATGGTCGCGTTGAACAATTCTGGAATCGTCAGGTTTTCCTGCTGAGTCCACATGTCCAGCACTTCGCCGATTTTTTGCTGCCCTCGCATCGACTGCGACTTAGCAAAAAATGTCGGCTGCGACTCCTTTGGCTTGTCCTTGTCGGAGTCCAAAACAATCGGGTACTTCTGCCCTGGCTCAAGTGCAATCGGCATAAATCTCTATCAGTCAAAAGCGATTGTAAGTTCTGTGTCCGCACTGCTACCCTGAGTGCAGAGCCACGTGAGGTCGTCGGTCATCATGTCGTTTCGGTTGCCCTGCTGCTTGTTCTCCAACTGGGCTTTAGGGGCTGCGATCGTGATGGCCGATCCGCTGGCCCCGATCTGCATGGAAAACGCCTGAGCGGTTGGTGTGAGCCAGAGGGAATCGCGGTCCTGCGTTGCCACCAGAACGGATTCAGGATCTGCGGTGATGACCGGGGCTCGATTTGTGACCAGTGCCGACACGTAGCCGGAGCGGTCGGTGGCGTTGACGCACTCCCGCATGATCACACTGTTGCCCGCATCAACTTCGACGTTCGATGTGCAAAGCGCGACGCTATTCCATGTCAACGCCCCGGCCGCAAACCGCAGCGGCGATACTGTCGGATACGTCGGAGCAATGATCGCAGTGTCGGTTTCGTTGCTCGAATATTTGCCCGTGAAAGTAAATTCGATGTACGCTACCTTGCCGGTCGGACAGACGATTTTGAACGTCCCCATTGCCCCGCTGAGCAATGAGCGTTTGCCGTCCTTGTAGTGCCCGATGGTGAGCGTCTTGACGTTGCTTCCAGGGCCTTCAGACTTTGGTGAGAACGTGCCAGTTGCATCGACCCAGCCGCACGCCGGCAGCAGCACGCTGGCCCATGTTGGAATATCCGTTCCGTTGTATGTGAGGTCGTGAACGATCGTGCAAGTTCCGGTCATGCCTTCCGGGATGCTGGTGAGGTAGTTGAATCCTCCCTGGCCTTCGCGGCGGGTCATTGCGATATTCGGCTGCAGCGAAAAGTCCCGAGCGTTAAATACTCCGTCGGTCCCGTCGAGCGATTCGGCAGTTCCAATTGTGCCTTCGATGGCTGCGGCGAATACGGCCTTACGTCTGAGCAGTGGCATTGTGTTTTCCTATTTCTTGACGAGTCCGCTTGCACGCAACACGTTCAGGTTTATTCGACGTTCAATCTGTTTTTTCAGTTCTTCGGTGACTGCTTCGACTTGTGGCTTAGTCAGGTTGTTTTTGACGTACACCCCGAAGGCTGACACTCCCAAACGTTGCACGATAGGCTGTCGCATTCGGCCTGTATGCCTGCCCTTTGATGCCTTCACAGCGGCACCCTCACGCACAAACACGTTGCCACGCCAGCTAGTTTTTATCACCCCTGGCTTTGGCCCCATAAATGCGCCGAGAATCTTTGAGCGGCCTCCGGTTTTACTAATCTTGTAACTGACTCCACGCCTGTCTTGCTTCGCTCCGAAATGCCGCAGTCCCAGACGCGGCGTCTTCTTCAGGTTCACCACTGCTGCCAGGTTTGCTTCTGTTGCATTCAGCCTGACACTGATTGGTTTTTCTGACTCGTCTTTCTTCAGCGTTACAGTGGCTCGGATCTGTCGGCCCATATCGAGCCGAGTTTTCTTTGCCGCCTGATTGACTGCTGCAGCCAGTTCTTTCTTGAATCCCTTTTTCGCTTTCGTGGTTGCATCAATCAGCCGTTTCAGTTGCGAGTGATTGATTTCAATGCTGATCATTACGGCCTCGATGTGTATGGATCACCTTCCGATATCCGATAAGTCACAATCAGTGGCACTGCTATGCCGTCGTAGCCACCGTCAGACGTCGCTGTCATCTGTGCTCCGAAGTGTGCATTGATCGCGTTGCCGTCAAAGGTGTGCCATGTTGCAGAAGTTCTGATTGCCTTGTGAATCTCAGCCTCTGCAACGTCCTCATAAAACTCCACTGGCGTTGTGTCTTTTTCGCTCGGAGCGATGTGAACACGAATCAGAAACGTCTGCTGGTAGGCTATCGCTGGCGGATTGCCTGGGCAGTCCAGTTCTGGCACCCGTGCCACTTCTCCCCGAGTCAACACCATCAAGGCATGTTCCGGTGTGTATGTCGCTATCTTTGACGGCCGCACGACATTCACGAACGTGAAAGCGTCGCTCGGCACAGCAACCAGTGCTTCCAATCGCGTGAAAATCTCGTCTGAAATCTTCGTGATAATTGGTCGCTCTGTGACTACCGACATATCAGCACCAGCATTCCTTCGTCATGCTCTGTCAGATACTGGATTGACTTCCTCACGGCCGTCTCGCCAATACGCGGAGCCAGTGCGATCTGATCGCCACCAGTGTCCAGCTCGGCACTGGTGATTCCCGTTGTGGCATTGTTCGCAACCCTGACTTCGAACTCGGTTAGAATCGTTTCGTCAGGATTGAAAACAGACACCTGATTGCGGATCACCACGGCCTTGATAGACCGTGGTTCCCGCACAGCAGCGGTATGAAATCGATGCGGGTAATATGTGACCGTTTCAGCAAAGTGATTGCTGTTGAGAAACACAGCCCCCGCATCGGTTACGATCCGCTCAGCAAGACTCATCAGGATCGCTTGCCTTCGATTTTGATATAGTCGACGGTCACGCTGTCAGTATTTGTGTCAGCGGTCTTCTGGATCTGCACGTATGGCTGCAGGCCAGCGGTGTACCCGCTCATGTCAAATGTGGTCGACGCGGCAACGCGAACCCCGTCAACATAGAACTTGACATTTGACTTTCCGCCCGTGAAATCAATCACGAACTTCTTGTATGTGTCGGACAGTGACGCGCCAGTGGCAACGTCGTCCTTGTCAGTGGTGCCATCGTCTGATTCAACAACAAGAGTATTGTTGCCGATGATGCGGAAGCTCGCGTGAGCTGTGATTGAGTCAATCGCATCATTGCGAGCAGACGCCAGGCCAAACGCCAGGGAGGTCGCGCTGTCCAGAGTTGCCGTCGTCTTGACTCGCATTTCGATTCGCTGAATCAGGTCAATATCCCAGTTGAGGACGTCGGACTGAAACAGGCACACGTTTTGCACTTCCGACTGCGAGTCAAAAGCCAGGGTGGCTTCGCCGTTGATTCCGCCCACCGTGTAGGTTGGTGTGCCGGCGGAGGATGTATCTGCGATATCCCATCGGTCACCGTTTGTTGGCGACGCGGTGAGTGTCATCGGCCCGAGGAAGTCTTCCTCAAGCTTCACAGACGCTGCTTACCAGTTTACTCGCGACGTCCACGGGGCCCCGTTCTATTGCTCCAAAGGCATCGGGAAGTATCGCGACAAGCGCGAAGAGACTGACAAGATAAAGCCCGGTAATCACTTCCACGCATCGTATCAGGAAGCTCAGGGCTTGTGGCTGTACGAGTTGAACACGGACTATTGGAAACAGTTTATCCATGAGCGATTCCTAACGCCGACTTTTGACGAACAGAACTTTCTTCGTCGCGGAGCGCTGTCATTATTCTGCCAGCCGAACGACCGCAAACACACGTCTTTCGCACAGCACATCGTCGCGGAAGAACTGGTGAGCGAGTTCAAAGAGGGCAAGGGCACGAAGACATACTGGAACAAGGTCAGCGAAAATAATCACTGGTTCGATGCGTTGTACATGTCGGCAGCCGCGGCAAGTGCTCGCGGCATCTATCTCCTTTCACCCACAGCGGACAATCCGAATGGCCCCTCAGTTACTCCAAGAGCAAAGAGCCCAAATGAGCAAGCACAACAGAAGCCGCCAGCTGGCAAACCTGCAGGGCAACGCCACGGAGCCCCGAAAAGACGTGCCGGTGGCTGGGTCAACAGTCTCAAAAGACGATAGCCCGAAACCACGGGTAACGTCGTTCGTTCCTCGCCCGTGCTCATCGTGTCAGGCTTTTCGTGACGCTGACGCCAAAATCGATGGCAAGTCATGCTCCCGCGTTTATAGTACGCAGGGGCGGACGCGGTATTGCAAGTGCGGTTTTTGCGGGGCGACTTGGAAAGAGGTTGAGTGATGAGTGAGTCAGATGAAGAAACGGTAGCACGTTTAAAGCTTGAGTTGCATCAAGTGTTAGAATCTCGTGCAAAGCTAGTTGCCGACATCACAGCGGAAAGGCAGCTATACGAAACACAAATCAAAAGACTGGAAATACAAAACAAAGCATTGGCCGAACGCATGCAGCCATTCCTAAAACAAGAGGAAGCAAATACAGCAGCGGAGCAGCTGCGGGTGTATAACCGTATGCACGCGAGGG